GCGGTTTTTAATACGCGCTTACGATCTTTAACGCGCAGCAGTTTTGGGTCCTTCAAAGTGACGGTTGCACCTGAAGGGAGTGTTATTTTGTTAGACATTTTGCCTCCTATTTGATTGCCTTCCTGACATCATAACTTATAGGGAGCAGGTGGGCGGGATAGCGGGAAGGCGTTCGCCATCAACCAATCCCACCTGCTCTGGAGTCTATGCGTAGGTTCCTGATGCTTTCGCGTTCTTTAGAACCCATTTGATTGGCGCAAAGCCACCTGTTGATCCAGCGTCTGTGGTGTTTCCCTGACCGTTTAGATCAATTGAAACCTGGACATAGTCCTCGCCACGCTCGATCACGGCTGCTGTATAAGCACCCTTGGTGATTGTTGCTTGTAGTTGAACTTCCGCTGCACCTGTTCCGTAGTTCCAGTTAAGAACAATCGCAGGTTGTGAGTTGCTTAGGAAGCGAGTCAATTCATCATCGTTTTCCATGATGAATGTGATCTTGCCTGTTACCTCTAGAGGTCCCAAGAAAATGTTGTATGGGTTCTGAGTGTTGCTGATGCCATAAACAGGGCTGACAGAACGAGTCATGTCGATGTTGCCTGTCATAGCGTTAGAAACAGCAGATCCACCAATAGAAACAGTTCCACGCCATACCTGTGTTGGTAGAAGCGTGCTGAATGTAGGGGTTGGATCAGATACGGCAGTTGATTGCCAGCCTGTTGTCTTTGTGTCGTACTCAAGCATTCCATCAGCGTTGAACTTCAAAGAGAAGTCGCTGAACTGGCACCCTGGGTAAGAGCGAACATCGGCTGCGTAAAAGTCAGTCAATGTGTAAGAGATTGGCTGATCATCTGCACCTGATACAAGGCTGTTCTTTAGCGAAATGGTGTGTGTATAAGGCGCTGAGGCTCCTGTTGTTGCTACTGAACCAAGAAGTCCTGCAATTGCGTAACCAACTGTGTCGGCAAATACTGCACCGCCGTAATCAAAGGTGGAACGAGTGCGACCCTGTAGGTAGTTGTAGTTCAAAACATTGGAACCACGAAGGCCTGTGTCATAGAGTGCATCTACAACATCGACTGGTTTGATGCTGTCTTTAGCAACAGGGATAAAATCTGTTGGGGCTACGATCGTACCTTTGGTCACTTCTTTAGCGATACCCAGGTACGAGCGTACGGATTGCTGTACTGACATTATTCACTCTCCTTAGAGTCGGTGTCTGACGCGGCAGACTTGATTGGGGCTGGTGTTGGAATTGCTGCTGGCTTTGCTCCTGGTGCTGCGCAATCAGGATGTGCAAAACCTTCGGGTGCGTCAAACTCGTCACCTGGTTTTAATGTGATCCCCAGCGAAGGGAACACACGCTCATCTGTTCCATTGTATTTCAGTTTCATGTTGCTCCTTATGCTTGGATCATTTCTGTAACAAGGAATTCTATCTCAGCAAAGACTTCGGAAGCGCCCTCGTTGGTAGTCGAGACTTCTCCGTAGCGTGCGTTGATAACTGGTTCTGCTCCTTGCCACACAAGATTACCTGTCGGATCACCAAAAGTATGGTCGGACCGCAGTCTTGTTTTGATGTTGTCGATCAACTCATCAAAGTCATCCATTACATCCTCTGCATTGCGCTGCATAGAGTGGGTGTAAACCTGAAGCACAACGGTGTAATCCACTCGCTTCCAACCGCTTGTTGCACCGCCAATAGCCAGGCGTGTTTCTGTTTCAGTTGCAATAAAGATGACAACAGCCGAACGAGTTAACTGTCCAGGCTGAGAGTTGACTTGATAATTAATGCGCTTGGGGAAAGAAGTGAAAACCTGGTTTAGGTTTGTAATAGGTGGGTTGGAAATAAACGCCGCGAGCGTGTTTCGGACCCCTACGCGGCCAGCCATTAACGGACCCTGCGGTACTTATCGACCATGTCCAAAGCCAACCTGATCTCGCTGCCGTAGCGGGTTGCCCCAGGAAGGCTTGCTTGCGGTTGGGTTGTGATGTTCATGGTTAAAGAGTTGTCGCCTCGCACCTTAATAAAGGCGGTTGTAATTAAAATGCACGCTTGTTTTACCGCATTTGGCATATTGCTGATGACTGCTCCAGCCGCGTGGGTATAAACAAGAGGGCTTGCCAAAGTTACAGTTGTGCTTCCATAGGTGTAAGAACTGCTGACATAAACTGTCTCGCTATTAGCGCCATCAAAAATACGCAACATTTGACCAGCAACAATTCCAGTAGCACGCCCCACAACAAGGCTGGAAGCCCCTGCGGTTGCGCTCACGATTGGGTTATTAACAAAGCCCGCTACATAGGTGTACTTGGTAAAGATTTGCTGAGTTGGTGATCCGCCGCCAAACGCCAAAGGACCCTGGCTAGACCAGTTCAAAGCCATGGATGAAATTGGGATGATGATCTGCTGGTTTTCAAACCAAGCCAAAGATGGGTCGGTCAAAGAAGTCAAAAGGCCAGGTGTTGGGCCGTAGTAGAACTCCTCAAGCGAGATGATTGGGTTCTGATTTGGGTGCAAAGAGATGTATCCCTGCGGGGTAAAGCGTGTGCGTTGCGTTTCTGTTTGGCGATTAGCCACCAGGTTTTGGTTTAAATACTCATCAAGATAAGACGATGCGCGAAGGATGACTCGCTCCAACTCTGCATCTTGGGCAGCAGCGTTTCCACCAACTACAAGGTTGTCATAATCAATTGAAGTCGGTGCATTTTTGTACTCGTCAACGGTCAAATATGGCCGCTCAGAGAAAGTGTCGACTGTTACCCCTGTTGCCATTTATTCTCCATCTCGCGGGATGTCTTTGGCTTCTATGCCGCAACGCCCGCATTTACGAAACCAACCGTTAAAACCACATTCTACGCAAGTAAATCCTCTTTGGCGGTCACCTTGGCTGTATGGATTAAGAGATGCTTCAAAGAAACCCTCTGCCTTCATTGCTCTACCAGCACTTGGGCTTTCAACATTGTAAATACCGCTGCGATCGGGATAGTAACTCTTGCCGCCTACTACCGTTTCTTTTACACCTCGGTCAGGTGCTACATATCTGCTCATTTTGTTCTCCTTCCTGCTTGAAATAAGAAGGGTGCGCCCACTATCTGACGCACCCTCCTTCTTTATTCAATTGTTATGCGTTGATAATTCCTGAAACTGCGCCATTCCATGCTGGAGCGGTGCAGAAGAATGTTCCACGGAAGTATGTTGAGAAGTCATAGGTGAACTGTGTGACAGGCCATTGAATTCCCATGTAGTCCTGAACGAGGAAGTTCGCCCAAACATCTGACACCTCTGTGTCAGGGATTGGAAGAGTCCATGAAAGAACTGGGGCAACGCCTTGGTTGAGCCATGGGTGAACCATGAGATCAACAGCCTTACCTGTTACTTCGTTCTGTAGACCAGTAACGATAGAACCGTATGTGGTTCCACCTGCGCCTGGATCGTTGATTACCAAACGGTAGTTAGCAGTTGATCCGCTCTTGATTGCATCAGAGAGTTGCTTACGATCGTTTCCGTTTAGGAGAACGATGTCTGGATCAGCCTTTACATTCTGGTATAGGTTTGCGAATACATTCTGGAATTCAACGCCTGGGTTAGAGGTGCTGAATGCTGAGTTGATTGCGTTGTTGAAACCTGTGTTTGGTCCAAGGACTGTTGGCAGGATGCCGTCGTAGCCTGTTGCATAAGCAGAAGTATCTGCTGCTGCGCGAGATGCTGCTGCACCTGTTGTTGTGAAGGCTGCGTTGTTTCCAAGTAGGCCTTGTGCTGATGCACCCTGGATTGTGAATGTGCCAGTTCCCTTGAGTGTTCCCTGGTACTTCAAGTTTGCTGCGCCTGTTGCTGTGCCAACATAGATGTTGTAACCAAGTGCGCCTGTTACTGCTGTTGCCACGGTGATTGTTAGAACATCACCTGAGGCTACTGCTGTGTTTGCTTCTGTTCCGACAATTGACTCACCAAAGCCGTTTTGTGAAATACCAGCATCTGCTGTGACATTCACATAATAGGTTGTTGCTGCAAGTGCTGTTTGCTT